GATAATTTAAATCTTCGTAATAGTTATGACGGTGATACATCAGGTAAAAATAATTCTTTTAATATGGATTTATTTAAAAAATTAGTTACTGATGGTGTTTTTTATTCCCAAACAATGACAAAAAATAGTCAAGTGTTAGTTGCTGATTTTAGAAAACAAAGAGAATTAGTAGAATACTCTATAATTGAACTTGAAGAAATTATTAAAGTACAAAGAGAGGTTGTACAATCTGAAATTAATGAACAACTATTAAAAAACTTTAAAGATAAATTTGGTTTTAAACCAACAATTGATAATTGTTTTGAGATTATTGCGAATAATACTCAGGCGATGATTGAAACTATTTACGATATCAGTTCTGAGTCAGAACAAAAAAGTAAGGCTAGTAGTAGAGGTTCACTTTTAAGTAGGTATGATACTGATATACCTACAGGTATTAATAGTGCTGCATGGCCGTCAGTCTATCAAAAAAATAATGACGGTAGTTCTGAAGAAATATATATTGGAGATGTAAGTGGGATTAACCCTAATGATTTCCCTGAATGGAAATTTACTGAGGAAGTCTTTGAGATATTAGTATCAAAGAGGAAAACATTAGAAGAGGTAACTAAAGCATCTACATTAAAAAATGGTTTAGATACTGATAATTGGTTTCCAATAAACCCAATCGACTATAAAACAAATCCTTGGTTAAAAATTAATTTATTAAATGATATTAATAGTATAAAAGAAGAACTTGTTGAAAAATTTGTTACTAGATCAGTTTTATTAGATAACTATTCTTTATTTGGAAAAGGTACTGGATTAGACTCTATATCGGACTATTCAAAATTAGAGGCTATTGCAGCAAACAGAACAATATATTCAAAAACTGTGAGGGAAATAATAATAAATCTATTAGATGAAATGAATAGAGATAGTACTGTTTATGAAAATACAAATTATTGGAAAAATAATGTAACTATCGACAGTAATAATTTAGTTGTTCTAAATGAACAAAATTCACTACCTAAAATTGATGGTTTTAAAATAAGTGGTGCGTTTAGTCCAGAGGCAGAATACATACTTTTTGATGTTAATGATATAATAAACAATTCTAAAAATTTGTTTAAAGAGATACGAGAAGATTCCCTTTACGGAAATTTAATAGATGAGAAGTCGGCAAATGGTATAAATAGTATAGTCAAGGGTCCTAGTTTTTATAAAAATTTCTATAGTAAATCTAATAATTTAACAACATATAATTCCTTTAATGTTTGGGATTTAGATGTATGTAAAAACTTACTTAAAACTAGTGGTGATATTTTAGGTGATTTAAATAAAACAAATTTAGAGGACTATAACCCTTATGGTGGTACATATAATAGTAAATATATTAATATAACTAATTTAGAGACTACTAATAGTGTAGACTATGATGATTTAATGACAGATAGTGATCTTTATAAGAATCAAAGTAGTAATTATGCGAGGGCTTTACTTTTATTGTCAACCTTTCCTTTCAGAGATTTTAAAGAAGGATTTCTAAATTCTATATTTCCTGGTGATAACTTTAATGGTGCTAGAATAATAAACATACCTAAAATGTATATATATTTTATAGGTGGCTTGTTATGGAGGTATGAATCATCTATTGATCCTATAAATTTTGGAGTATTCAACAACAAAGATTACTCACAATTTGCAACACCAAAAGAAGAGTACTTTTCAAAAGTAGGGTATAATAATAAGAAAAAATCTATTGAAGAAAATTTAAAAAAATTACCGATATCTACTAAAACAACATTAATAAATTTATTTAAAAATTGGGTAGACAATCAAAATTTTAATAATACTTTTAATGGTACTTTTGAAAAAAATGTAAATACTTTGGTATCTCCATTAAATTCTATTAGTGGTAATACTAATGATGTTAATTCATCAAAAGAGTTTATTTTAAGTGCACTTAAACAAACAACTAACATGATTGTTTTAAATCCAAGAATATTTTATGATAAATTAGAACCATCAGCACTTAAAATTTCAAACAATAGTATCGCGGAATATATAAAAAGTTTTAAAGATTCATTTAAAAAACAAGAAGAGACCAACAAAAATGGTAATAGTAGTAATAGTGAAGAGGTTAAACAAAGTGAAAATAAAAGTACTGTTAAATTAAAATTACAATTATATAATTACTTTAAAAATATAAATAGTAAGTGGGTTGGTTCTGATAGAAAAGGTTTTAATATTTGTGGTGGAAATAGTGAAACACCATTAATTGATTATTTTAGATTCATAGATAGAGGATGGAATGACATTGGTGATAAAGCCACATTTAACTTAAAAAGTTTTCTAACTTTGGGTAGTAATTTAGACACTAGTGTTTATTTCTTTATGTCTAAATTATTAAGAGATAGTAATTTCCTTTTTCAGATATTACCAACTTATATCAATTATAAAAGTAGAGTAGAAGTTGCAAAAATATTTAAACCACAAACAACTTTAGAAGGTAGTGAATCTCAAGGACCAATATTTTGTTGTATATATATAGGTGGTGCGTCACAGGCATTAGATATTAAAGAAAGAAATAATAACTTCTTCTCAAACGATGGATATAGTTTTTCAAACCCGAATGACCCTAACAGTAAAAATGATGCACCTCCAGATATTTTAAACAATGGTGAAAATTCGTTAGTCGCATTTAGGGTGGCATTTGGTGCACAAAATCAAACAATATTTAAAAACGTATCACTAAGTCAACAAGAACATAGGGAAACGGGTGAATACTTTAAGGCTTTATCTGATTTAGTTGATAAAAGAGGAGGGACTCAAAAAACATATGTTGGTACAGATTTACTTAGATTATTTAAAACTAGATCATATTCGTGTAAAGTAGAATCTTTAGGTTGTATGAATATACAACCATTAATGTATTTTGATTTACAAAACGTACCATTTTTTAATGGGGCGTATCTAATAACTAGTGTAAGTCATAACATATCACCAAACCATATGACTACTAATTTTGAAGGTTTAAGGCAATCTAAATTTATTGCCCCTCCAAACACAGAAATTACTGCAGATTTAGATATAGATTTAAATGAGATTAGTGATGTCCCTAAAATAGAATTTACTAATTTACAAACAGTATCAGGTTTTGGTGTTAGAGAGGGTATTACTCCTGATGATTTATTTGACTTTGAAGGTAATTTTGGTGGTGTTACAGGATTAAGTAATTTTAGAAATTTAGGTGTGACAACATATACCGATGCAGATTTAACAAAAGTTCTTAATACTTTAACTGACGAATTTAAAAAGAATCAAATTTTAACGAATACACAGGTTACTATGTTGTTATCTGCTATGTTGGCAAATTCAGAAAATTTTGTTAATAAAGAAATGCCTTGGGATGACCCTAATAAAGAAGAACACGTTGTTAAATTCCCTAATACTGATCCTGCGTCAGGACAAACAAGATATTATATTTATAAACCTGGAGATGGTGCCTTATCATCTACACCTACATCAGTAAGTGGGTTAGATATTGCTAAGGCATACCAAATTGCTGGTAATGAGAAATTAAATGAATTTCAGTTAAATGACAATATAGAATCTAAACTAAAAGACAAGATAAAAGAAAGAGACGGATTGAATCCAAATGATCCCGCAAACGCAAATAAAATAGCATCTTTAAATAAAATAATAGATAATTTAAATGAGGAAGACAAAAATCAGATAACCACAACTAAATACTTCAATATTTTCGATGGAGATGCTTATAGATTTAGACCTAGAGGGTTCTTATATATTGTTGGTAGGAAACAATATTACCAAATTTACGAAGATTTTAATAAAGGTGGTGAAGTTGCAATACAGTCACCTTATGAATTAAGTAATACAGTCGAGGGAGCAATACAGGCATCAATTGCACAATGGAAATTTTATAAGGGTAAAGATGTAAATTCACCATTTTTCTACACATCCCAAAAAAATAATGGTACTTTAGCGACATATAAAAAGTGTATTGATACTGCACACCAATGGTCACCACCAACAGTAGATAAATCAATAGAAACGTTACAAAATGTCCTTACAATATTCATTGGAAAAGACAAACAACCACTGATAGATTACTTTAAACCTGCATAAAACTTAACTTTTTAAAAAAAAATCACTATATTTGTAATATGAATATAGGGAATATTGTTTCGAAGACAAAAATTGAAATTGAAAATTTTAAAATTTGTGAAAGTTTAGAATGTATTAATGAAGAGTTACCTACATTGATAATTGGTAGGAAATTATCTAAAGAACTATTAGGAGAAGGTATTTCCATAATACATAAAAAAGTAAGTAATAAGTTATTTTGGACTTTTGATAAAACAGAAAGAAAATCTGAATATGAAAGTGATATTGAACAATTTAAAGAATATTGTTTTGAATCTTTCGGTAGTAATATACCATATGTCTATTTAGATATCCTTTATAATAGTAGAAAAATAAATTACAGGATAATAAAAAAAATATTATCACTTAAATCACCAATTGTTTATTTTTCTGAAAACGATATGGTATACATATATAGTGAAAATATAATATTTGGGGTAGATTTAAATGTTTTAAATTATTTTCAAGGTAAAAAAGAAAAAATTGTCGAAAGGATAAAAAGATTAAATGGTAATACTTTGATAGATTATACGATATTTAATAAATGTAGGGATTTAATATATAAATTAAAAAATAAAAACAGATTTGTCCCTTACATTTATGGAAATGGAAATGGAATCGAGCGGTAAAAATATAACATTAGCATCTTTTGTATATCAAGATAAAATAGAAAGTTTTAAGAATTATTTATATAAAAGATTTGGAATAAAAGAAAAAAACATATTTCAATATAATTTTGAAGAAGTTAATAAAAAAATTTTAACTTTTTTAGTTAAAGTTGAAGAAGGTCAAAAAGTAGAAACCTCTTCATTCTTCCCATCAACAATAATTGTTCATAAAAAAGGTGAGTGTTTTTATACTATTAATGCATTAAATAAATTAATAGAAAAAATCAGTGAACACGAAGTTGGTAACATAGACTATAAAAATGTAAAAATAAATTGGGACGAATATCAAAATAAAATGATAATCGTAAAAAACGATGAATTAAAAATTATCGACATAAATAAACATTTTTCTTAATATCATAATATTTATATAATAAAAGTATTATGGAAACAAATAGAGATACTAAAAAAAACGAAAATTTAGAAAAATCACTTAATGATTTTTTAAACGATAATACCACCAAAAATGAAGAGTGTGTTGGTGAAGAATGTCTTATTAACGATGGAAAAGAAATAGTGGAAAGAGTGAATAAGATATATAAAACTAATGACGGCAGACAACTATTAATGTAATATGAACAAAAAAGTACTTTCCGAGGAATTAAAAAGATACAGACAATTATTAGAGTACACATTTTATGTACCTGAAAATGAAAAAGATGAAAATGGTAATCTACTTACAGATGATAAATACATTACTGAACAAGATCCTGCAGGTGATGCTGGAGACGACCCATTTATGTCAGTAGGTGGAGATGAAACTGCCCCTGAAGCAGGAGCGGAAACTGCACCTGAGACTGGTGCGGAGAAAACTGAAACTGATCCATTGGCGGATGATGCGGAAGTAGAAGATGTAGATGCGGATGAACCTGCTGCTGAGACTCCTGAGACTAGTACTGGAACTGATGATAGTTCTGTTGAAATAGATGTGACAGATATTGTTGATAAAACCGAAGAAACTAAATCTTCTGTAGAAGGTATGAGTACTAAAATGGATGAACTGTTGACTAAATTATCTGATTTAGAAAATCAAGTTTCTGGTATGGACAATGTAATCAATAAAATTGATGATTTGGAAAGGGAAATTGAGAAAAGAAATCCAACACCTGTCGAAAGATTAGAAATGAGATCTATGGATTCGTTCCCTTATAGTATTAAGTTAACTGATTTTTGGAAAGATAAAGAAGGATACGAACCAACAGAGGAAGAAGAAGAATTTGTTCTTAAACAAAGCGATGTTGACAACTATAATGAAAAGGACATAAGAAAATCTTTTTCATTTAGTAAAACAGAAGAAAATGACTAAAAACCCCGTTTTTTATTGACTTTTTGATATTTCGTTAGTATAATTGTATATAATTTAAAATTTTTATACAATGAGTAATACTTTAGATGCAATTCTGTCTCAGTACGAAAAAAACACTGAGCCAGCGAAAAGTGGTAAAAAACTCTCTAACGAAGACCGACTGAAAAAGTACTTCAGTGAGAAACTACCTAAAGGGGTCAAATCCCACACAAAAACATTCCGAATCTTACCTAAGAAAGACGGTAGTTCTCCATTCACGGAGGTTTACTATCACGAAAAATTAGTTAATGGTAATTGGGATAAAATTTATTGTAACCATTTAAACGATGGTGAACACTGTCCACTATGTGAGGCTAAAGATGCCTTATATGAAGATGGTTCAGAAAAGGCTAAGAAATTAGCGAAAGACTTCATACCTAGAAAATTCTATGTAGTTAAAGGTATCGACAGAGAGAATGAAGATCACGGAGTTAAATTTTGGAGATTTAAACACAAATATACTGGTGACGGTATTATGGATAAAATCATTCCTTTATTTAAAGTAAAAGGTGATATTACTGATCCTAGAGAAGGTAGAGATATTATCATCACTACAGGTAGAAACGACAAAAATTTTAGTGTTGTTAATTCTATTATGGCAGATGATTCATCTATCCTAACTAAAGACAAAGAAAAGGCTAATGATTGGTTTAATAATGATGAAACACATAGAGATGTTTATTCTAAAAAGACACAAGAATACTTAGATATTGTCGCAACTAACAAAACACCTATTTGGGATTCAGAACAGAAGAAGTTTGTTGCTGAAGAAGACAAAGAAGAAAAAGAAACTGCGTCTTTAACAGAAGAAATTAATTTTATGAGAACTGAAACAACAAAATCCTTTGAACAGGACTTCAGTGATGATGAAACAGATTCTTTTGATGTTGAATCAACGTCTTTAGATGGTGATGATGATGAATTACCGTTTTAATATATATTATGGCGAAACAACCACTTAAGAAAAAAGCATCTGATTTTTCGTCTATAAGAAAGAAGTTTTCCTCTAGTGAGAAGTACAAAGAACAAAGGTACTTCGATCTAGGGGAAGCCTTTCAAAAGGCGACTGGATTACCAGGACCCGCTATGGGTCAGATTAATATGCTTCTAGGTCATTCTGACACTGGAAAAACAACTGCACTTTTACAAACTGCGGTAGACGCACAAAAGAAAAATATCTTACCTGTTTTCATTATTACAGAACAAAAATTTAGTTTCGAACACGCCAAACAAATGGGTTTAGAAACTGAATATATTGAAGAAGTTGATGAATCAACAGGAGAAGTTTCTGCGTATTGGGACGGATTCTTACTATATAAACTAGGTTTTGATTATATAGAACAAGCATTTGATTATGTTACCGAAGTATTGGATGCCCAAAAGAACGGTGAAATACCATATGATATAGTATTTTTATGGGATTCTATTGGTACAATACCTTGTCAAATGAGTTTTGATGGAAAAGGAGGAAACCAACACACTGCGAGAGTAATATCTGAAAAATGGGGGATGGGATTGGCACAAAGAATAACATCCTCTAGAAAAGAGAGTTATCCACATACCAACACAATGGTATTTGTAAACCAACCTTGGGTAGCATTACCTGATAATCCATTTGGACAACCAACAATTGCACCTAAAGGGGGTAATTCTATTTACCTATCATGTGCATTAGTATTTTTGTTTGGAAATCAAAAGAGTTCTGGAGTATCTAAACTTTCTGCAACTAATAAGGGTAGAAAAGTTAATTTTGCAATTAGAACTAAAGTGGGTATCCATAAGAACCATATGAATGGTTTAGGTTACGCAGATAACAAAATACTTGCAACCACACACGGTTTCATTGAAGATGATAAAAAAGACATTGACAAATACAAATCTGATAACAAAGATTATTGGGCTGAGGTATTTGATGGTGTATTTGATGACACATCTTTTGATGTAGTTGAAGAC